TGCAAGTCATGCAAGGCCGCATTCCGAAAGCTGGCTGGCCTATGATCACCCCATACTTTGGTGAGTTCCTGCTGACAACGATTCCGTTGGAGTTGTCGCTGAATTATTGCTCGCACAAGTGCGCCTACTGTTTCGCCAACCTGAATCAGCCGAACCGGAAAGCCGCCGCGCAAAGCATCGTCAACCAACTGGCGGAGATCGACACCCGGAAGACACTCGCCTCAAAGTTGCTGGCATTGCGTTATCCGATTCTGATTTCCAACAAGGTGGACCCGTTCGCGCAGAGCAACTATCGGCTGACGTTGCAGATTCTCGAATTGCTGGCCGCACTCAAGATTCCCGTGGCATTCCAGACGAAAGGCGGAAAGGGAATTGACGAGGCGATGGATTTGATAGGTCCGTCCTGCTTCTATTGGAGCCTCACCCATTCGAGCGAGGACACCGCCGCGCGGATTGAACCTGGGGCACCGAGCATGACAGAGCGATTCCGCCAGATTGCCAAAGTGCGGGCGCGTGGCCATCATGTCTGGGCGGGAGTGAACCCAATGAACCGCGCGTGGATTCCCGACGTGAAAGAGTTTGCGCAACGGCTGGCCGACAACGGAATCAGGCACGTCTGGTCGGAGATGTTGCACCTGTCACGCGATCAAGTGGCCGCTATGAACGACCTGGAGCGGGCCGCGATCACGCCGGAAGTGATTGGCGAAGCGATGCAAAGGAACTGCGCGCCGGAATCGTTCACGCACATGATGGACTTCATCGACGCCTGCCGGGCCAACGGGATTTCCTTTGCGTGCAAGCATTGGCCCGAAGCATCGACGGTGATGGACGCCTACGCGGCGCTGTATCCCAAACGATTCCCAACTCTGACGGAGTTCACCAACCTGGCCTGCCGAACGATGAAGCCGGGAGATGAAATCAGCTTTGCGGATTTCAGGGCGTTCTGCGATCCGATGCTGCCCGACATTCACACCAACGAATGCTTTCACTACGTCGCGTCTTGCTCCCGCGTGCTGGCAAAAGATATTTCCCGCGACAGCGTTTTGGATTATGCTGCCGTCATAAAGATCATTTGGACGCGCCCGGAACATCGGATGATTCCGAGCCGGTCCCTGGCGTTCAAGAAGACTGACAAGGTCGATTCAGACGGCTTGCCGATTCGGTATTACACAGGCCGGAAACTCGAAAGAAGGTGAGATAACATGAAGAAGAACTTCAACACGGATTACTCCGGGGGCAGTTCGTTCGCGGAAGACGTGGGCGGGGCCGGAAACTGAGTAGTCAAGCGGGGCGCGTCGCTTAATCCGCGCAACCATTTTATGAGCACAACCATCACCCCAGAACAGCGGGACCAGATCGCCCAGGCCGAGATCGGCAACGTCCTCAAGAAAGTCAAGGCGGGCAAGACGCTCACCCGTGCCGAGCGCCAGTTGCTTGAGGACTCGACTGAGGCACCCGTCCAGCCGAAGCCGCAGAAGCGCAAGGGTAGTTCTCCGCAGCACGTCATCGAAAACCGAATCAAGGAGATGGTGACACGAATCAGCAGCAATCCGTCAGCCCATCGGTGCGAACTTCACGCGGAGTTCTGCGACAAGTGGAACTGCCACTGGGCAACCGTTGACAGAATTTTGCTTCGCGCACGCGCGTACCTCCTGGAGCAGCTACGGCGGTCCAAAGAAGATTTCCGGTGCGAGTCGCTGGCCTTCTACCAGTCCAAGCTCACGGACCCCGAGGCGACGACCTCAGAGCAGCTACGCGCCCGGCAGCGGATTGATGAACTGCTGGGCCTGGACGCCCCCAAGCAGACCGAGATCAGCGGCCGGGACGGCGCGGCCTTGAGCACGGCCCCCATTGTGACCATCATTGCCCTGCCCGACGATGGCAGCTTGGAGACCCCAGGTGAATGAGGTCGAGCGCCACATCCTCAAGCCCCAGCCCGGCCCCCAGACCGAGGCGTTAAGGTCAAGGGCGGACATTCTGATCTTCGGCGGCGCGGCGGGTGCGGGGAAAAGCTACGCGCTGCTGATGCAGCCCTTGCGGCACCTTCACAACGGGAAATATTCGGCGGTGATCTTCCGGCGCAACTCAACGCAGGTGCGGAACCAAGGCGGGCTTTGGGACGAGTCGAATGAAATCTATCCTTTGACCGGGGCGACAGGTTTCTCTCACGCGATGGAGTGGCGATGGCCTTCTGGCATGACAGTTTCCATGCGTCACATGGACCATGAATCGGATCGGTTCAGCTACCAGGGGATGCAGACCCCGCTGGTTTGTTTCGATGAAATCTGCCATTTCACCGAGTCTCAGTTCTGGTACATGCTGGGGCGCAACCGTTCGATGAGCGGCGTCAGGGCGCGGATTCGCGGGACCTGCAACCCGGACCCGGACAGCTTCGTGGCGCGGCTGGTGGACTGGTGGATTGACCAGGAGACGGGCTATCCGATTCCAGAGCGGAGCGGCGTGCTCCGATGGTTCGTGCGGGACGGGGACGGGCTGGTCTGGGCGGATTCGCGTGAGGCGCTGTGTGAGAATCATGGGCCGGAAGCGGATCCGAAGTCATTCACGTTCATCGGCGGGAACGTTTTCGACAACAAGATTTTACTGTCGAAAGACCTGGCGTACCTCGCGAATCTAAAAGCCCTTCCGCTCTTGGAACGGGAGCAACTGCTCAAAGGCAACTGGAAGATTCGACCATCGGCGGGAATGTATTTCCGGTCGGAATGGTTTGAGATTGTGGACGCGGCGCCGCGCCCGTTCCAAACCCGCTGCCGGTTCTGGGATCGGGCGGGCACGAAGCCAAAAGGGGGCGGAAAAGCGGATTGGACGGCGGGCGTGCTGGTGTCCAAGGATGCGGTTGGACGCTTCTTTGTGGAGGACGTGGCGCGATTCCAAGGGACTCCGGCGGAAGTGGAGCGGAGCATGTGCGCCCTGGCTTCCCAGGACGGGCACCAGACGATTGTGGGGTTCATGCAGGACCCAGGCTCGGCGGGGGTCGCGGAAAAGGATTATGCGGTCAGGGCGCTGGCCGGCTACCCGGTGCGGGTGATTGCGGCGTCAGGCAGCAAGGAGGTCCGGGCGAAACCAGCCTCAAGCCAGGCGGAGAACGGGAACCTCAAGCTGGTGCGGGGACGGTGGAACCACGATTTCCTGCAAGAGTTGGTCAATTTCCCGGAGGGCGGTAACGACGATCAAGTGGACGGGTTGTCCGGCGCGGTCGGGGTGCTGGCGGCGGGCCGAAAGATTTTGGTGGCTTGACACCTTGGGCAGCGGAGGGGCAAGGTGGGGGCGTGACGTTCCGTTGTTTGGAAAATTTTCGCCCGCCGCGGCCTCCGCTTGACGGGGAGCGTCACAACTTCCGAATTGCAACAGGTGGCGGCGGGCAAGGCTCTCAAGGCGCTCGAAAAACCCCAGTCGGAAGCCCGGAAGTTGGCCAACTTGAAGCAGGGAATCTCCCGAGGGCCTAAAAAAGTCCCTCGGGGAATCATTGGCAAAACCGCAAAAAGGTCAGCGCGGCCTTGGGCGTGTCACCGGACACTTTTCGGAAGGCGGAGGCGGTGGTTGACGCGGCGGAAAAGGACCCTGATTTGAAGCCGGTGGCCGAGGAGATGGAACGCACCGGAAATGTGCATCGCGCCTACGTCAAAATTCGCCCACCATCGGCCCCGATTCTGGGCGTGGTCCGGGGCCAAAGACCGCCCCCGCTTCCTGACTCTCGCCGGCCCCCCTCGAATGGCGCGTTGAAGGCGGCGGTTTTTGGGGTGGTCAACGACGTTCACGACTCCATGCTGGGACCTTACGGCAGTTACGATTCCCGAACCGTCAAGGCGTTCACCCTGGCGGTGCTCACCAAGCTGGAAAAGGTGTTGTGAAATTGAACATCCCAATGCAGCGGCGGATCGTAGGCTGGGGAGGCATGGACCCGCTGTGCCAGGTGTGCGGTCAGCCGGCGGTGACGCGATGGAAGAACAGCCATGACGATCTGGTAGCGGCTGCCTGTGCTGAACATCGGCATGAAGTGCAACACACTCTCAAGCTGCGGCGTGACTTGAGCGCCGGGAAACCGGACCCCGTGAAAAACCGGGTGAACGCCGCACCTTACCCATGAAAATCACGATCACGATTGAACTGGATGATGACGGGCGGATGCCCCGCGTCCACGTTCGGCAGAACGGCCACGCGGAGAAGGCCCCAGCGGAACCGAAAGCGCCGGGGACCGTGAAGGTTGCCGACGTGGCACCTCCGCCGCTTCCCGCTGAATCGACACCGGACAAGCCGACGACCTGCAAGCCGAACTCCGGGCCGCAATTTGATCCCGGCTTCCTGGCAATTGTGCGCGATGAGTGCGAGCCATTCACGCGCCGCAGCCTGGCGGTGGCCAGCGGCTTGAAAGTCGAGGACGTGACCCAGCGGTTGAACCGGTTGTCACATCACGGCTGGGTTGAACAGCCTGCTCCGGGCCTGTGGCGCAAAACCAAGACCTGGGCGCAAAAGCAATGAGCTTTGACGCGCAACTCCGCCTGCAGGCTGGCCGGTGCCAGTGGTGCCAGCGGCTCATCCCGGTGGCGCTCCTCACCCGCGATCACCTTCACCCGCGCAAGAACGGGCAGCGGGAGCGCGGCGGCAACGACTTCGTGCTGTCTTGCGAGCCCTGTAACGCGGCCCGGTCGGCATGGACCATCGGCTCCACGCGGTTTCTGCGTTGGGTCAGGGGTGTCATCAACGGCAAGGCCCCGGCGGACGCGGCGCGGCCCATCCGCGATCGGCGTAGGCGGCAGACGGCGGCGCGGCTGAAAAGGATGGCTTGACCACCATCGGCTCAATGGAACTGGCCGCGATGCACTGGCTCAGATACCAAAAGGGCTGTGCGCTGATCACCTTGGAACGGCAGCCCCGGCATGTTGCATGGTCACGGCCAGACGCCTTGGGCCTCACGGTCCAGCGGGAACTTGTGGAAGTGGAAATCAAGCGGACGGTGGCGGACTTCAAGGCGAACGCCAAGAAGCGGCATGTGATCTTACGGAACAGTTTCATTGACCGCTGGCCACATTGGTTTTATTTCCTCGTCCCGAAGGCGCTGGCCCCGGCTCTGGCGGATTTACGGCCGACATGGGCGGGGCTGCTCACGTTCGACTCACGCAACGGGCAGGTGGTGGCGGAGGCCCCGGCCCGGAGGAACATCGCGGCCCCCCGTCTGTCATTGCACGAGTGCGTGAGGATGGCACAGTTGCAAACCCAGACCCTCATGGGAGTGGCCACGGCGGCGGCGTACTTCCGGGCGGCATCTTTAAGGTTGAATTCCGGGGAATAGGGGACTACAAGGCGAGTCATGTTGAAATGGCTTCATTCCCTTGCCTCCCGAATTGCAAGCGCGGCCCCCGGCCAAAAGGTTACGAGCATCAGCAGCGTCTTTGACGGTATTTTGGAGGGACGCCCATTGTCGAAACTGTCCGATTACGAGTCGTATCTCAAGGCGGGCACGCGGAACATTTGGGCGACTTGGAAGGCGTGCGATGTCGTGGGGAAGGTGTTGCTGGACATCCCGCTTGAAACCGTGAGGCGCGGCGGGGACGGAACGGCTGTCGTGAACAAGGAACTGGCAGCCATCCTTGCCCAACCCAACCCAAGGTTGAGCATGGCTCAAATGCTTTACCTCTACGCCTTTCACGTGAAGCTCACGGGCAACGCCTTTTGGTTCAAGGACGAGGTCAACTACAACGGGGACCGGCCCCGGAGCTTGTGGCCATTGAATCCGAGGCGGGTGAAGGTTGTAGTGAAGGAACGGGAGGGCGTGACAGGATACCTCTACCGAATCAACGGGCGCGACGTTCCTTATGAAGCCAACGAGATCATTCACTTCAAAAACCCTCACCCAGACAATGACCATTACGGGCTGGGGGACATTGAAGCCGGGGAAGACTTGTTCAACGACTTCCTCAACCGGGAATCCTACGCCAAACAGTTCTGGAAGAATGGGGCCAGCCCCAGCGGCTTGCTCGTGTGCAAGG